GGTAGCCGTTCTCAGTCACGACGACCGTACCACCGGTGCGCTCGACCTGGACGGCGATGTCATGATTCTCGCCATACCGATTCCACGTAACGAGCAGATGGCAATCTGACATCCTCGCCGGACGCCCTACGTGAGGCTCGTAGCCGGCCGCCCTGAGTCCTGCGGAGAAGCAGCGTAGCCTAAGCTCGGGCTCGCAGCGGATCAGCAGCCACGCCTGTTTCACGGCCTCTCCAGGGCGGTTTTGAGGTCCAGTCTGGGAAACGCATCGATCGAACTACCCGGGGTTGCGTTCAGCACTTCGACGCCGACGCGCTTCAGAATCGGGAGCATCGTCCGGTAGTGTTTCACGTAGCCCTTCACCGTCGCCTCGGCGGTCTGGATCGGATGATCGCCGAACCAATGGGTGAGCTTTTCCACCGAAGAACCATCATATCCTACTAAGATGATCGGGTTCCCGCCGGCCAGGATAGCGATATTGACGGCCTGATAGCCGCCATTCCTACCATTCGCGAGCGAACAGGGATCTATCGAGAGCCCTTCTTCCCCGGCGTTCCGCAGCATCAATATCTCGGGATCGGTAACTTCCATTCCGGTAGCAAAGATCGTTACTTTGAGACCGGCAAACTCTTTGATAGCTTGTGATACCTGCGCGGCAGTCCAAGAAATCGCAGTCCCGACCCATCTGCGCCTGATGCCGTCCATCTGCCATTTCCACCACCTGGCATCGGCGAAATAGAGCACATCCGCCCACGGCGCGAGAAGGTAGGAATCATTCACCGCAATGACCTTCACACGGCCTTCGGCGTGCGTCTGACGGAGGAGTTCGATGGTGACAAGACCCGCCTTCCCGACGAGACTCGCCCCGCTGCCGAGGCAAACCACGGCGCCACTCCAGACCCGATCAACCTCTGCAAACCGATCGATCGGCCATCCCGGACGGCGCCGGACCACTTTTTTTCCTTGAACTCCGTCGGACCAGCTTCCGGTTTCTCGCTCGGACCCGGAAACTCGACGACCCTGAGATCGACGAGTAATCGCGCACGATCAAGCGGCAACCAAAGTACCTGACCCTTTTTGATCTCACCCTCGGCAATGATATGCCGCCCGGTGGCGACCACCTGAGTTTTTTCCACATCTTCCTCCGGATAAGTGCGAGCCGCCCGGAGGCGGCCCGCGTCGCTGCCTTAACCGGCGTAGCTGGTGTTGCCCTTGACCAGAGCAGCTGTACGGTAGACCGCCAGCGCAGCGCGTTCCTCGGCCTGCAGCCAAACGAGATTGCGCTGCGCGAAGTCCGAATGCTGCTCGTACACCGCTACGGTCGCGTCCTCGCGATCCCAGACCTCGGCCGCCAAGGCAAACGCCCCGGCGAGGAACTGCCCCAGCGTCTGCGCCTGGGTTGCCACGACTGGTTTGCCCCAGACCCGCGGAGTAGTCATGTTGTGCGGATCGCCGAATAGATACCTGTTCTGAGAATCCTTCAGCAGCAGGAGGGCGGTCCAGTCCGTCGGGTGAAGCACTACCCCGGTTGCCTCAAAATACGACAGCGAGATCTGGAGAAACGCTTTCAGGAGCGTGTCCAGAACGGTCTGGTTCGTCGCCCCGCCGGTGAACTGCGTTGCCTGAGTGACAAGGCCGTGAAGCTGGCCATGAGAGCCGGTGCCGTTCATCATTTCGCTTTCTTCTTCGAGTTTCAGGCCGTAAGTCAGGCGACCGTCAACGTAGCTCTGCAGCATCGGCGCGTCGGCGAGGATCTGCTTGGATACCGGCATGCCGTGAGCGATAGTCGTCACCGCTTCCGAGGAAAGCTGAAACGTGATCCCCGATTCGGCCTTCAGTTCGCCCTCCCCGGTGATATCCGGAGATCCGGTTGATCCGCCCTGCGGTGCAGCATTGTTGGTGAACACCAGCTCGGAGGCGAACTCGATCAGGTTTCCCGTGGTCCGTTGCTGCGGCATCAGGTCTCGCACGGTGAATTCCCGCAATCCCGGAGTGATGATCCCCGGCACGCGGACGGAAGGAACGAGCGGCTGATTCTGGCCGGGCGCGTTGAGGAGTCTCGCCTTGTGGAAAGACCCGATCAGCGTCGGCGACATCTTGGAGAGACGCGGATTGGCCGCACAGACCTTGAACTCCTCCGAGCCCGCGGCGATCTCGCCGGCCGTTTTCATCTCCGGTTGATCGTTCCCGGGACGGTACGCCGCTTTCTGCTCCAGAGAAAGGGTGCGGTCCTTCAACTCGCCGTAATCGTCTAGCATCTTGCCGCTCTTCGATTCCAACTCGCCGAGTTTGTTCGTCAAGAGCGTGGCTGATTCGCCGAATTTCTTCAACTCATCGGCCGTCTTGGCGTAGACCGTTCCCTCTTTGCGGACTTCTTCCAGGGCCTTGTCGGCGGTGTCCTGCGACTTTTTCACCGCTTCCTTCATGGCACCGAATGCTTCCTGCATAGCCCTGTGGAGTTCCTTCAGGTCGGAGGGCGCGGTATCGCAGATGACAAAACCACCCATCGCGGCCAGAGCGGGATCGATCGCGCCCATGGCGAAGGCAACGAACAGAGCTATGGTCAGGATCAGCCGAAGTTGATTTTCTTTCCAATACGTCTTGATGCTTTTCATGGCGTGAGTTCCTTTGAGATTGAATTGAGAAAGTCGATGCTGTACTTCACCGTCTCCGCTTCGGAGCCAACCTCTCGCTGACCGTCTAGCCGGGACCAACCGCCCGAGGCGAGCATCTTCGCCTGAGCGCGCGAAAAACCCCCTGCCTCTCGCAGGAAGTCCTCGAATTCTCTGATGTTTGTAATTTGCAAAGCTGCCTTGACAGCTTCGATCTGTGCCAACGGATTCATGCCGAAAACTACCGGGGAAATTTCCCACAGCTTCAGCTTCGTCAAGCGACGCACTCCGGCGGCGTCCACCAGACCTCCGCCCTCGAGAACGTCAAAGCCGATAGACATCCCGTCGAGAATGCCGGCCTTCATGTAAGCATACGCTTTTCTGGCAAGCGCATCTTCCAACACGAGTGTCCCATCGAACGCGAGGCCCTTGGAATCTTCCTTCACCATCGCTTTGCCGATCGGATTGCGCGAGTCGTGCATATAGAGCACACGCATCTGATTGTCGCGTGTGGTCACAAACTCCTTGAAGGCCCCTCGTTCGACGATATCGCCGCCCATATCGAGGTTGCCGAAGACCGCAGCGTAACCGGAAAAAGAGCCGGTATCGCCGATGACCTTACATTCCATTGGAGCATCGAGCGCCTTCTTGCCCAGACCTCCGGGAGTCGGATAAGACGCCGATGGATTCCGCGCGGATTTTTCCCTGTCCCGCCAAATAATCTCGCAGGACTGGCGCCGCTCGGCCATGTCGGCGTGATCATCCATCATCACGGCATTGCCCATGCAGCGATCCATCCATTCCTGATGCATCTCGTCGGTCATCGGTTTCGGTTTCGGCATATCAAGGCTCCGCTTTATCGGCGTCCCAAACCAATCGAAGGCACGATCTCGGCGCCATTATAGCCCTGATCCACATTAAATAAAGAGACGCGGATAAGAACCAGGTTGCGCTCACGAGGCGTAAGTTCATGTCGGTTTTTCCCGTTCCGCCACAGTCCATACCGGACGAAGCGCCTTGTTCAATCCGAGATCGCCTCCAGTCCCGAGTACCCAACCATCGAATAGAACCTTGCCCCAACCGATGAATTCTCCTCCTGGCGTCAGATATCCTCCGAGCGAGATCGAACCGGCGGTCGAAGCCACGAGCCAGATCAGACTCAATACCGTTCCTCGCACATTCTGCGCAAACAAGTATTCAAATGGATTGCCTTCGATCTGCTTCTGCGCCCATTTAATCACGTAGCTCGTCAGAATTCCTGCAATGCCGGCAATCATCAAGGCGTACCAAATCTGCGCCTCCGTCGAAGCTGGAATCTGAGTCAAGAAATACCACAGAGACTCGGGCTGCGCCGCTTTGAGTTGCTGAATCGTTGCGCTAGTCATGTGGATTCTTCCAAAATACCGTCGCTATTCATGAACCGTGGGCCGGTCTTTTTCTTCCCGGCGAAATGGCTTTCTCCGCCGAGCCTAATTCCGGCGTACATCGCTTCGACCACTGCCTCCGGTTGTCCGCTCGCCCTGGCCCCTGCGGCAAATACTTCATCGGCATATTCTCTCGACACCGATCCGGCTGAATAAAGCCAATCGTGGATCACGGCTGCGCGGTGACATTTCCCGCCGAGCCATAGATAGATCAGCGGCAACCGCGGCACGCTGGCGAAGTCGGTCATGAATCCCGCGGGAACGATATAGATCGTGGGGTCCGGATTGCCACCATCGACCTGCACCTTGAAATCTTCAAGCAAACGCCAAGTATTTTCGTTCTCCATGGCCTCGACCCGCAACGGCGACAGGTAAGTGACTCTCATGGGCGCCCCGTCACGGTCATCAGGAATTCCTCGTGGTTCTTGGTCAGTTCTATGAATTCCTTGAAACCGCGTTCGCTATCGGCTACCGCTGTCAATGCGTGCATCACCGCGAAACTTTCGGCGACCAGTATGCAGCCTAGCGAATCTATCTCCAGATTTCCCTTGTGAAATTTCACTTCGCTGTGCCTGGGCACGATGATCTCGAACGTCTCGTAGCCGCCTCGATGAAAGAAACTGCGTTTGCAGACGAACCACCCGTTACCAATCACCGGCCTGCCATCCTCGAAGGTGCGCTCGACCGATACGGCGAACGGCCTGCCATCCCAGAGCAGGACGCTGAAGCAACCATCCTCGCGCACCGCTATGGTTTTCAATTCCATCATGGCGACTTCAACCATAGCCACAGGCTCTTAATGTCGCCCAATTTGAAGGCGAGAACAGCAGCAGCAGTGAGCAATAAAGCCTTGCCAAAATACAGTAGAAAACGACCAAGAGAAAGCTGCTCCTCGATGTGTTTCAGACGCTCTTCCTCGTCAACAATGTGCTGTTTCAGATCAGCACGCGTGCTTTTTACCTCAGTCATTAGCGCACCATCAATGCGATCAATACGAGCCGCAAGACTTTCCACTAAAGCCGAGAGTCGCCCAAGTTCGTGATCGATTTCGCTCATCTTAAGACTTTCGACCTTTCATGCCTGACATAGACGTACTTCCTGTTGCAGCCTTTCAATCATTTCCCGATGTACTTCAATCAACTTCAATACACGCTCAAAATCGGATTGACTCATAACGCATTGCAAGCCATCGCAGGCGACCATGGACTGTGCGAGCGGCAGCGGCCCTGGCATCAAAGCAAGAGCGATTACGGCGATCACGCGAGCGGCGCCCATCGCCACGGCTCCCAATCGTTGACTGCACGCGGCCAGATCGCCATCTGGATGATATCTGGCTCATAGCCGATGCGTTGCCACTCCTCCAGCGTCAGCACGCCGGGGAAACGGTTATCGAGCCCGCGCTCGCTGCCGTCTGGCAACGTGACCACGAGAACGCCGTGGTAGCGTTTGGCCTTTTCCTTGGCCGCTGTCAGCTCTACATAGCAGCAGGCAAGTCGGAGGTTCTTCGGCGGCCACCCCAGACGGAACAGCATCCCGAACTTCGCCATGGCATAGGACTCGCAGTCCGATCCGCGCTCGTCCCCAGGCGTCCAGTCGTCGGCCCGACCGAACAGTTCCGGGTCGCTCTTGTACGGAAAAGCATTGCACTGTTCGTTGACACGCGCGAAGTCTTTGGTGTCCGGGTACATCAGCGCGTGCCCCCGCATTGAACTGCCTCGGGGCGCTCGAGGCAATAGGCGATATACCCGGGTGGAGGAGCGGCATGCTCGCCGGTACTCACCGAGCGCAGCGGCGCGACGCACCCGACCAAGAGCAGCGCTACCGAGAACAGAGCTAACCTCATGGTGCCATCTCCTTCGGCGCCTCATACAGCGGCTCGGTGCGCAGCAGTTCGTCCGCCGTGAATGCCGCGATCACCTTGTCCTCCAGCAGGATGTACCATCGTCCGGTAGGCTTGCCAAGTTCGCCCATGCCCTGCAATGATGGCTCACGCTCCTCGACTACAAGGGACCATGCCTTCGTCTCGCCGGTGCCGACGCTGTATACGTAACGGGCATCTGTGGAAATCAGATGCTGATGCGCGCGGTCGGCAAACGCCTGTGCCTGCGCTTGGTCCTTGGCGTAGAGTCGCATTTCAGCAGCTCAGACCTAGGTTGTGGAACACGCCGAACACCCCGCAAGCGTAGCGGGTTCTCGCAATCGCACTCAGCGCGCTCGAAAACACGGCGAGGGCTTTGACTTGAAAGTTTCCATATCCGCTTGCCGTATTACCTTTTCTGCCAAGAGTAATTCCGGTCATTGCCGTGTCAGTCAGAGTTGCAGAGTTATTATCACCTAGATTCAATTTTATAAAAGCCGCGCCGCCAGCAACTTGCTGCGCGGTAGTAATCCACCATTGCCCTAGAGTTGCCGCTACACCGGAACTTGCACCCACGGAATCAGCGACTTGTTGAGTTGGCGATGGATCAACTTGCGTTACAGTAAATTCATTTGTTACCAAACCATCAAACAGTCGTCCAGTATGTATATGGGTAATCGCCTTATTAACAGCGATAAACGTGTATGGAGTCGGAAGAGTAATTACTCCTGTTTGCATGTAATACGCAGCACCATTCAGCAACAAACTCGGCTGTCCCGCCACGACGATCTTCGCGGGAGTGGCGCCGCTTTGGTTGACGGTGGCCGTTTTGCCGGTATCGTCGGTGTAGCTGGTCGCGCCCTCAGCAACGGTCGAAAGCGTTTTGCCGTAGTATGTGGTTGCGTCGCCATTGGTAAGTGAGTAGCCATAGAGTTTCCCGTTCCACGGGCCGAGCGTCATCGCTACGGCGGCGTTGGTGAGCACCTTATTCACCACGACCTGCGTGCCGAGTGCGGCACCGTCGATGGTGAAGTCCAGCGTTGCGTTATCGACGTAGGTGGCAACGAAAGTATGCCGCGCAAAATCCGTCTTGCCGTTCGCAACAGTGGAATTGAAATTCGTCACCGCCACGCCGTCGCCAATCGCTACGCGGATCACCCCGGTCGTGAGCAGCAACACCTTGAACCCATCGTTGCCGCTAGATTTGTCCAGCAGCGTGATGTTGCCAGACGGCGTGTAGTCGTCCTCGGCGAGATCGAATGTGAAGGTCCAGTTGCCGGTGATCGAAGTGGTCGTCGTGCTGATCGTGTTTGAGGCTACGGCGCGGTTCCAGGCATGCCCGGCTGCGGCAGACACGTAGATCGGCTGGTTGGCGGCGGTGGCTTGAGCAATCGAGTTCGCGTTCGCGCATAGGTCGGACACTGCCGAGACGCGCTCGGTCGCAGCGGCCTGCGAGACGGTGGATTTCTGCAGGTTCCAGTACGCGACAGGCTTATCGTTGCAGACTGAGGAGAGCAGCGTCGTCTGGTGTAGCGCGAACGCCGGGCCGATGGCCTGTGCGACCGGTGCCCAGACGAGCAGCGCCGCGAGCAGTGAACTCAGGAAGCGTTTCATAACGTGTACCCTATGGCAACGGGGTTGGTGTAGATCGTGGTGCAGCCATCGTAACTGAAGGCGGTATAGGCGTCCGCCTTGCCGCTGGTGCTGGAGGGCGTTGGTGCTACTTCGCCCGGGTTGATCCACTTCGTCCCGGTCGCCCAAGCGATTGTGCGTGGGGTGCCGTCCGCCGCCGTCACCAGCATCCAGCTCTGCAATGTGCCGGTCGCCGCACAGTTGGAGACGGTCATCGTCGTGATGTTCGCATTGAGTGAGACCACGAATACGTTGGAGGTCGAGAGGTCGAGGGTGAGTACGCCGGCTGCGATGGCCGGCGCAGTCTTGGCCTGTGTCAGATTCGTAGCCTTTACCGCTCCGCCCGTGATAGAAACATTCGCCGCATCATAGACCGGACCTCGTGTGATATGCGGCGGCAGTTGCGCGAGCGCAGCAAACGATGCGCCGAATAATGTTAAAGCAAGAACGATCTTCTTGAGCATAGCGTCATCTCCAGGATGATAGTGTGATAACGCAGGCCCCGCCGACCGCGACACCGATCGAACTCATGCCTTGCACGTGCCAGGTATATGGATTCAGCGTCGAAGCGCTGCCGTCGGTTACGCTCGCCCCTGGCACGGCCGCAGTCGCGTTGCCCTTCGCGTAGAAGTTGCAGGTCGAAGAAAATGCGACGCGTATAGCGCTCGACGGCAAAGTGAAAGTGCAAGTTCCCGCCACGGAAAAGTAGCATGCATCCGTATAACTCGGTGGGAGTGGTATGTAGGAGGTCCCGCCCCCTCCAGCAAGTTGCGGATATTGAAGCTGTTGCGGTGTCTGCGCGAACGCGAACACCGCGAAGATCATCAGACCAAACATCGCGAGTAGTTTTCTCATATTCGTGCTCCTCGTCATTGGATCGACATTCTACCGTTTCCGCCTCGCGCCGCCATGTTCTCTACGGTGGCCAAGAGTCTTTCGATAGGATCATCTGCGCTCTTCGTCGGAGACGTTGCCGAGGGAATGAGCTTCGCCCTCATAGCATCTGCGACTGCCCGCAGATCGTCAACGGAAATCATGTTCGATTGAACCGTGTACGCATCCATTTGCGGATCATCGACACGATTGCGATTCTCCAGCGCCCGGACCTCATTACGCGAATAAACTCCGTTCTGCAACAGGATTGAATAGAGTTGCGCCCGCGCCTGCGAGTCGGCCCTGAGAAGCGACTCGAAATTGAAGCGCACGAAGAACCGCTTTCGGTCCGCCGGCCGGAAGAGTTGTCGCGCCTCCTCCTCGATCCGCCGGAAATAGGGCATCATCGTGTACATGATGAATTCCAGCGAAAGCTGCTCGATGTTGTTGTTTGTCGCCCTCGCAAGATCGGCAACCATGTGCGGGGAAATCCGCCAGATCCGGCACAATTCCGGAATCTGCATCTGCCGCAATTCGAGGAATTGCGCATCGCGCGGAGCAAAAATCCCCTCCGCGATCTCCGTTCCCGGCGGAAGCATGTAAGGTTTTCCGGCGTTCAGTAGCGAGGCGTGGAACTTCTGGATTCTCTCCTCCGCGCGCTCGACTTGGTCGGGCTTCATCGTCACGGAAGGTTTCAATACAATAGACGGATAGAGCCCATTGGCGAAGAGCCGCGAATTGAACTCTTCCCCAGCAAGCGCCAATCCTAACGCTTCGCGGGCGCAGCCGATCGGCGATAATCCCTCAATGCCGTTATAACCGAAGCCTTTCCAGTGCCAGATTTTCTCCGCAGAGAATTGCACCTTCTTGCCGCGGTCGATAACCTCGTAGATTTTTTCCCAATTCGTCGAGGAGTCGCGCTTCACGGAACACTTCGAAGCCGGTATGGGATAGAGAGAGGCGAGCTGTCCAGTACCTCCACGTTCGATCATGGCGTAGGCATTTCCTCTGGCGGCCAAGTTCGTCCCGTTCGCCTCGCGAAAGATCATCCCGGTCATGTCCGCGTTGGGCTGCTCGATCAAGACCGCACCGATGTCGTGTTCGACCTTTTCAGCATTACCGTTCTTCTGCCGCTCGAATACGGCGAGCGTTACTTCACCTAAAGTTTCGGCGATCACACGAACACAGGCGAAGGCAGTCGTCACCCTCATGGCGCTTTCGTCCGAAATTACCTTGCCGGTGATCGTCGAACCGCCGCCATAGGATTGCCGGACCCAACTCACGAGCGCTTCGTTCGCGAGCGAAAGGGCAACCTGCGTAGTTTTACGCCCGAACCAATCACTGATCATTTTGACCGGATTTTTCATGCCGCACCCACCTTCATCCAGGCTTCGAACACTGCGTCGAGTTCTTCTCCGATCATCGCGCGAGACATTGCGTTCAAGAGAGCAACCGCAGGGTCGATCTTTTTCCTCCGTCCCTGTCGCCGTGGGAACCAGTTGTCATTTCGGTCCGGTTTGCAGGTCACATTCCCCACCGCCCACGAGGCCACCGGATCATCGGGATGATGAAGTCTGCGATCCTTCACCAATCCATCGATGAACTTCATCGGTGCCGAGAGATGTTGCGTGTTCTGCGGGATGCGGACAACTTCCATGCCCTTCTTAGCAAGATTCGCCGCTATACCAGGGGAACCCCAGGCGTCGATATCCGCTTCCTGTACGTGAGTCACGGCCTGAAGTGCTACAAGATCAGCTTCGATCTTGCCTTGATCGATCATGTTTCCCTCGGTCTGCACCAAGTAGCCTTTCTCTCTCCAGCCGTGGTAGTGCCGATTCTCCTCGCTCTCGATCGCTGCTTCGGGAAGATAATGAGTCCAGAACGCATAGAAATGCGTTTTCCCTTCCACGATTCTACGATAAACGCGGCAGCAAGAGGTTATGTCGGTCGTGCTCGAAAGGTCGAGGCCCGCGTGACAACCATCATCGGCGAAGTCCTTCTCGATCAAGGAAGGATCGGCGCACCTCCGCCATTCGTCCATATCGAGCCACGGTTCTGCAGCTTGGACCCAGATATTCAGGCATTTCGTCTTGAAGTTCGGCTGCTTGCGTGGATTCCTAACGGCTTCTCGCTGTTCATCCAACAGTTTCTCCGCATCAATCGAGACGCCGAGATTTGGATTCGCTTTGACAATGGCGATCTCGGAAGTCCATTCGTCCTCTTTGTCCGGCGCATAGATGATGCCGAACCGCCGTTCATCCTCGACTGTCCCCTCTAGAATTGCTTGAAGCTCCTGCCAATGATCGAAGCACGGGCCTTCGACCGATTCGCCGGCAGTAGAAATTACGAGTAGCATCGGTTGGCGACGGGTCAACATGCCGCTTTTCATCGTCTCGAAAAGCGCATTCGTCTGGTGCTCGTGGTACTCGTCGATGATGACGCAGGAGGCATTGCCGCCGTCTCCAGGGTTGCCGATCAGCGGCTCGAACTTCGAATTCGTTGACGGGACATTGATGTTCGACACCCTAGGATCGACGCCGAAATGCTTACAGAATTCCGGCCGCGCTTTCGCCATGAGTCGCGCCGGCTCAAATACTTTCATTGCCTGATATTCGGACGTAGCACCAGCGTACACTTCCGCCCCAAATTCCCCGTCTGCGGTCAGACAATAGTCCCCGATGATAGCGGCAAGGGTTGACTTCGCATTCTTTTTTGAGACATAGAGATCACCTTCACGGAAACGCCTCGTGGTGTTAGACCACCGTTCCTCCCCTTCGACGGTGATCTTTTCCCCAGAGCCGATTTCGATCCAACC